TATGCTAGAGATTTCTATGGATATAGTCCTGTTGTAGTTAGTCAGTTTAATAGAGACATTTCTAATCCTATTAGGATTAAGAATGGAGATGTAGAACCTCAATTGGAAGATTTTAAGGATTCCTCTCAAACACAAGATGATGCTGATGTAGTAATGGCATTATTTGATCCAATGAGGTATAAGGTACCAGACCCTTCTGGATATGATTTGAACAAGCTTAAGGATGATGTAGGGGCTAAGTATTATAGGTCCGTAAGACTCATCAAGAATAGCTATGGTGAAGATGATATTAGAATAGGACTAGCTTTCTTTGGACAGATAGGAATGTTCAAAGAATTACCAAGGAAGAAAGATATTACAGATGCAGATTATGAATCAGTAGTTAATAAAACATTTTTTCTAACATGAAAAAAGACGAAGTTCAAAGTAAAATAGGAAATCAGATTATAGAAGCTGGTTTCAGAGGTATAGTATTAGCCAGTGTTAGAACTGGTAAGACTAGGATAATATTAAATAGTATACTTAAACATACTGGAGATAAATATCCTAGAATACTGGTATTATATCCTAATATAGATGTGAAGACTTCCTGGACAGATGAGTGTGAGAAATTAGATTATCCATTCTCTTTACATTTCTGTACTTTTAGGAGTATGGAGAAAGTAAAAGATGAAGAATGGGATTATGTAATATTTGATGAAGCTCATTTAATCCCTGAAGAAACTAAACTACCTATAGCAGGTGAGATGGTAAGAAAGAATAAACACTGCATTCTTGCCTCTGGGACATATAATCCCACTACTCTAGCTGATATCAAAATACATACTACTCTACCAATGATAGTAGAGTATTCCACTGAAGATGCTATTAGAGATGGTTTAGTATTAGACTTTGATGTCTTTATACACTACTATAACCTTAATAAAATAATCCAGAGAAAGATTAGAGTAGGTAAGGGTAGTTGGTGGAGTACAGACAGAAGAGAGTGTGACAGACTAACTAATAGAATGTTTAAAGCAAGTGGAGAACAACAAAGGGCTTTGGCTGCTCTAACAAGAATGAGATTTATTAATAGCAATGAATCCCTTGTATCTGCTATTAGAATGTGGATAAAAGATAATCCTAACGAAAGGTTCATTATGTTTACCGATAATGAAGCTTTTGGTAATAGGTTTAATCTTCCCATGTTTAATAGTAAGAGTAAGGACGATGTTGTATTAAAACAGTTTCAGTCTGGAGAGATAGACCAATTGTGTTTAATTAAAAAAGGCTCTGCAGGAGTAACCTATCCCAATCTAAAAAGTATTCTTATAACATCCATTAATAGTAATGGAGAAACGTTAGAACAGATGTTAGGGAGAGCATTGCTTACTGATACAGAGAAGGCTAACTTACATGTGTTTGTTAGTGAAGAAGACTTCCAATCCAAATGGTTAATTTCTGCTCTTGAAAACATACAAGCGCATAAAATCTTTGGGTTAAAGGAAGCTAAAAGCTTGTAAATCAGGCATAAAATTCGTATCTTATATGTGTAAATAATTAATTTAACTACATCATGAGTGCAGAAAAAGTTTCAGAAAAATTTCAATTACCAGATGAAATTTCTAAAGTTACACAAACATCCCCAAAGGATTTAGTGGTAGTTTCAATTCCCAAAATGGGAAAAGGAACTATACTAGGTGCTTTGACCAGAGAAAAGAATGCATTAGTATTAGATCTTGAAAAAGGAGGTTATGATTATATTGAAGCAAGAAAACTATCGACGTATCCGAATGATCAAACTACGAAATGGGAGAGTTTCCAGAATTATATCAGATTCCGTAACGCCCTGCTTGAGCAGAAAGGCAAGTATGATTTTCTCATTATTGATGGACTATCGGACCTTGACGATTTGTCAGAACTTGGTGGAACTTTGGCCTATATGAACACAATCATTGGTAAGAAGTTCAACAGAGAAGGTGGAATGGAAGGTGGTAGAAAGTTTGAACCAGATGAACCACAATTCAAATCTGTATTAACTCTTCCTGATGGAGGTGGTTATCAGCATACAAGAACATGGTTCATGCAACAGATAGAAATCTTTAGACAGATTGCTCCTAATAGAATTTATGCAGCCCATATAGTCGACAAGTACATTAAAGATAATGGAAAAGAAGAGGTTATGGGTAGTGAAATTGCCTTAACAGGTCAGTTAAAAAGAATTTTTGCCTCTAGGGTAACTTCTATGGCTAAGCTTGTAGCAGATGGAGAAAAGAGATATCTCAATTTTGAGGTATTGAATGACTCTATTGTTGCAGGTTCTCGAGCTCCCTTTCTGAAAGGGAAGATTTTAATTTCAGAACAAAAGCCTGATGGAACTCTAACTGTCTATTGGGAAAACATTTACAAAAGTAATAACGACTAAATTTAGAAATCATGAGCATCGGTGGAAAACACAGAGAAGAAGGTCATTTTTCAAAAAAAGTAGGGCTATTTACAGCTACAGTAATTGCTGTAAATCCAAATGAAAAACAATACAAAGAGGTTCTAGGGATGGAACTTAAGGAAGACAGTAAGATGACTACCTATTTAGGAGAAAAAGAAGGTAATACAACTCTTAGAGTAGATTTTTGGTTATTGAATTCTAAGGCAAATGAAGATGGAACGCATGACAAATTTAAAGTAAGTTTCTTTTTAGAAGACAAAGTAAGAATAAACAAAGAAGGAACAAAAACTCAATATATAAATAATATTGGTAGTTGTTCTTGGGCAGCCACTGAGGATGAACTCCCAGAGTGGTTTGCTAAGAGAGATTATCGAGAAGCTTATGTAGGAGAAGAAGACCTTTATGAGTTTATCAGAGGTTGGCTTAACAAACTAAACTATCGTGATGATGGCAGTATCCTTACAATGGATTGGAAAAGATTCATGAAAGGTAATGTCAGTGAAATTACTGGAGAAATTGGAGGAGAATGGGTAGGAGAAATTGGTTGCTTAGCCACTGTTATAGTTAAACAGGAAGGAGAAGAAATCAAGGAATACCAAGGAGTTTATAATAGAGGATTCTTCCCCGCTTATACACTTAAAAACTTCAGAGTTGTTGATTATGACAATGATGATGTAATCACTGCACTTAAGACCAAACCTGGAAAAGACTTAAAACCTCACGAAAGATTTGTGCTTAGAGTGAACAGTGAATATGGTTGTAAAGACTTTTATAAGTTCAAGGACTTAAAAGAATATGACGCTAGCGAAAATGTGGTGAGTACAAACACTCCACTTACAGACGATAGTGCTAATTATTAATAGTATGTAAATAACAGCCTCAGTTATATTTATTTAATATAGCTGAGGCTATATTTTTTTTATTATGATATCTGGTAACTATAGAATTTTACTCACACCAGAAGTTGTATTACAGAGGATATCTGAGTATGATATATTCAGGTATTATATGCCTAACAATAATTGGAGAATAAATCAGATAGCCCATAGTCCATTTAGAAATGATGATCATCCTTCTTTCCTTATAGGTAATAAGATGGGTAGTTTACATTTCATAGACTTTAGTCATAATGACTATAGAGGAGACTGTTTCCAGTTTGTAAAGATGCTCTTTAATATACCTACTCTAAATGAGGTATTAATTAAAATTGATAAGGATTTTGGATTAGGACTTTCTGGAAAAGAGACTAGTACAAATGAGTACAAGAAGATAATTGCTGAGTATACACAACCAGAAGAATTAGGTAAGAGATATTCCCACATCCAAGTAATAACAAGACCATATACCAAGGAAGAGATAGCTTATTGGGCTCAGTATCATCAAAGTGTTGATGATATGAGAGCTAACAACATCTATGGTATAAAGAAAGTATATCTGAATAAGAAACTATTTAGCTTATCAGATAATGATCTTAGGTTTGGTTATTATTATGATGGGCATTGGAAAATCTACAGACCTTATGTTGATAAAAAGCTTAAGTGGGTTCCTAGTAATGTTCCTAATTGTTCCATGGATGGAAAAGAGAATATTAAGGACTCAGAATATGCTTTTATCAATAAGAGTAAGAAAGATTATATGGTGGTTAAGAAACTACTTACCAGTACATGTGCTGTTCAGAATGAGGGTATAGGTTGTTTTACTCCTGAGAATGTAGAATTCTTAAAGGCTAACAGTAAACGACAAATATTATCATTTGATAGTGATGCACCAGGTGTAGAGAATTCTCAGCAAATCACTAAGCTTTTTGACTTTGACTATATGAATGTTCCCAGACAGTATCTTGCTGAGGGAATAAAAGATTGGGCAGAGTTAGCTAGAGTACATGGATTATCTCTATTAGAGAAGTTATTCAAAGAAAAAGGTTTAATATGACAGTCATCAATCTCGATTGGAAAAAGTTTGAACCTATGTTTGGTACCTGGGCGTCTAGAATAAAACCATTCTTTGAAAGTGGACAGATGAATAAAGTATATGCTTTCCTTAAAGAACAAACTTCTAAAGGAAAGAAAATAGCTCCAGCATCTAGTAATACTTTCAGATGTTTTGTTGAAACCCCTTTTGCAGAATTAAAATGTGTAATTGTGTGTCAAGATCCATATGCTAAATTCGTAGGTAATGATCCTGTAGCGTCAGGTGTTGCCATGGATTGTAGTGTAACAGCAAGAACACAACCAACATTACAACAATTCTATAATGGTATTGAAACTGAGTTGTTCAATGGTCTCGAGCTCAACTATATTAATACATATGATTTATCTTATTTAGCAAATCAGGGAGTCTTATTACTCAACACAGCATTTACTGTTGAAAAAGACAAACCTAATAGTCATATGGTTATATGGAAAGAGTTTACAACATTCCTTCTTAAGGAAGTAATTGGTCCTACAGGAGTTCCTGTATTGTTTTTAGGTAAGGAAGCTGGTAAAATAGCTTCTCTTGTTGAAAAAACAAATCCTACTTTTATAGCTTCACATCCTGTTAGTGCTTCATATTCTGGTAAAAAATGGGATACAGAAGGCGTATTTACTAAAATATCAAAAGTAATTTATGATTCTAATGGAGAGACCATATCTTGGCTTTATATTGATCCTCCATTCTAGTATTATTTTTATTTTTACTATCTTTGGGACTATAATGTAATATTTACCTAAGATGGAAAAAGTAAAAATTTATTCCTTAGTAGATCCTATTACTAAGGAAGTTATGTACATTGGAAGAACAAAGGCAAGATTATCTGCTAGAATGTCTTCTCATTACTATTGTTCAAGACATTTCTCAAATCCAAGAGATATTTGGATATCCAATCTTAAAACAATAGGTTTAAAACCTATTATTTCTGTAATAGAAGATGTGGATGAAAGTATATGGAGAGAAAGAGAAAAATATTGGATAACTTTTTATAGAAATATTAATCCTAATTTGACTAATCTTGCTGAGGGTGGGGAAGGTCCCACAGGCGTAAAAAGAGAAGAAGAATTTGTTAAAAGTATGTCTGAATTAAAATCAAAGCCAGTATATCAATTAGATTCTTCTTTTAAATTCATAAAGGAATATCCTTCATGTAAAACTGCAATTATTGAAACAAAAATACCTCATATAGGTAATTCTGCTAGAAGTAAGGGTAGAAAAAGTGCAGGGGGTTATGTATGGGTTTATAAAGATGAATACGAAGATTTTATTATAAGAGAAAAAAGAAAAATTTTCCATAAAGATCTCTCTTATCTAAATAAGAGGATTGGAAAATTTGATAAAAGTAATCACTTAATAGAATCATGGGATAGTGTAAAACAAGCTAGTGAAAAAACTGGTTATCACTATCAGAGTATTGCAAAAGCTGCTAGAGGATATAGAAAGACATATAAAAAGTTTGTATGGAAGTATATTAATAAATAAATACTAAAATTATGGAAGATTTTAATAGATTAGAGACAATTGAACTTTATGCAGGCTTAGCTCTCCCTGGATTAATTAGAGATAATAATATATTTTATACTCATCCAAAGGAAATAGCTGAACGAGCTTTCGCTATAGCTGAAGCTATGGCTGATATGCTAGAAACTAAATATAAAGAATGTGAAAAACTAAAAACAGGAAGCAATGTTAACTAAAATAGAAGACTTAAGAAAAGGGGATGTTGTTTTAATAGGAACTAATGGTTCCAGATTAGCTGAAGTTAAGATACTAAGACAACCTCAATTAGCTACCACAGGCAAATTAAAAACCTGGTCAGGTGTACCAAGATGGAAAAGTGTAGTATGTGCTGTTAGAGAGGAAACGTTTACGCAAACATACACTAATCATGGTGGTTCATCCTCTACATATAAATACACAAGGACTGTAATAGCTAATGGTCAAGATTATAACAAAGAGATAAGAGTTGACTTCACTGAAAAGGACTGTTGGTTACTAAAACGAGAAGAACCATGAATAACATAAAATTAAACTTAGGAGGAGAACTACAGCCAGGAGATGTTGTAGGAGTTTCATATAATAACTGGAATACATTTGGGTGGTATGTAGGTGTTGGTAAAACAGGCAATATGCACTTCATACGTATTAATGTACCTTCCGAAATAAAATTACAATATGATAACTTTATGTCAGGTATTGAAAAGAGTTCATGGGCAATTAAAAGATTTTCTAAAGGTCTTACGTTTAAACATTTCTCAAAGGACTATGTCCAAACGGTTAATCCCCAAAGAGCTTTTAAAGTACCAAATCCAGAAGAATTCTTCAAAGACTCTAGTCTCGAAGAAGACTACAAAAAATCTAGAGAAGCATTACAAACACTTAAATTTCCAGCAAAATGAAAACAGTAGAAATAAAATATGGAGGGGTTTTGCAGACAGGAGATTTCATAGGAGTGGGAAGTAATCACTCTATGTATTTTGGTTGGTACATTGAAAAGGATAAACCTCATATTGTTGAGTTTATCACTCCAAAGAGTGTTATTGCAGCTAGAGATAGTTATAGACAAAGAATGGAGTTGTGTGAGAATAGAGGTAAAGAACCTCTTGACTCAGATGTTAAAGGATTAACTTTTAACCATATCAAGAAAGATAATGTAAGAACACTTAGTTATAGTAGAGTAGTTAGAATCCATGAACCTAATCTTATCTTCCAAGATGAAGATAAGGATGAATACAGACTAGCAAAAAAGATCTTAGAGACACTTAAATTCTTATAGTCATGATACAAGATAAAAATCAGAAGCAATCAACGGTAATACAAGAAGGGCAATCACAAGGAAGTATTGGAATGTCACTAGACTCAGAATCTGCACAAATGTTAATGCAAATGTTGAGTAAAAATCTGTATTCAGATGCAATTGGTTCTGCTATTAGAGAGTGTGCATCTAATGCACTTGATAGCCATAGGAGAGCTGGAGTAACTGATCCAATTATTGTTTCCTTGAAAATTAATAATGAAAACAATTATGAGTTTTCTGTTGAAGATTTTGGGACAGGATTAGATGCTGATGATGTGGAGAATATTATCAGTAAGTATGGTAAATCTACTAAAAGAGAAAGTAATATTGAATTAGGTATGATGGGGCTAGGTTTTAAAGCCCCATTAGCCTATACAAGTAGCTTTTACTTTGTATGTAGAAAGAATGGAAAAGAACGTAAGTATATGATGTATGAAGGGGAAGAACTTAACACCATTGATCTGTTGTATGAGACAGATACTCCAGAGAGGAATGGTGTGAAGATTATCATACCTGTTAAGTACAATGATAGGCTTACCTTTTTACAGAAGATTAAGAATCAATTGGCTTACTTTGAAAGTGTTTTCTTTGATGCGAACGTGAATGGTTCCCCTATAGATAATAACTTCCATATATTAAGAACAGAACATTTTCAATCTTCTGAGATTAATACAGACACATATATGCATATTTGTCTTGACAATGTGTATTACCCTATGGATTTTGGTAAACTAGGTATATCACATATTAATGTACCTATTGGATTGAGATTTGGGTTAAGTGATGGTCTGTTTCCTACTCCTAATAGAGAACAATTAATCTATAGCCCTACTGCTATTAAAACTATCTTGGATAAGATAGCTCTTGTAGGAGATGCTCTTATAAATAAGTATAATGAGAATTCTATTGATTGTAAAGACATACACACAATATTTACTTACTATAATTCAAAAAATAGATATGTAAACTTTGCAAACATTAAGATAGATGCTGATTTATTTTCTAAATTCTCTAAAATACAATTTAAAAAACCTGAGTATTCTAATTATCAGGCTACTAATTTTGAAAAATTGTATTTAAATAGAGATTACTTACTTCATGAGTATGGAAAAAAGTATAACTTTTCCAGAGGTCAATTTAGACATATAACAACTAGTTGGGATTTAGATGTTCAGTATCGTGATATTTCTAACTCTAACAATGTATTTATCTTTGATGAGCCTTTTGTAGGTAATAAAAAATCATACATCAAAACTCTTCTTCCTCAAAATACTTATGATAATGTCTATTTTATTAAGAAGATTAGAAAGATGACTTTATATCCTATTTCAAAGGTTCATTCTTATAATAATTATGTAACTCTATTGGATCTGAGAAAATATCCTAAATCTACATGGAGAAAAAGAATAGTAGAATGTCAACAAATAGTAGAAGAGCTTATTAAAGACTTCAGGATTGTTGATGATATTCAAATTTCTCAATTATGGTTGGATAGTAGAAAGAAACAAAGAGTTAAAGCAAGTGGAGGAGGTGGACGAAGAGTTAAGCTCCAAGGAGAGATTAATTGTAAGAAAGCTGAAGAACTACAAAGATATGTTCATGGTAAGAGTAGTAAACTTACCCCTGAGGTATTGAAAGTAGGTGATATCAGCTCTAGTCCTTATTTGCTTGTCTATGGAAGACAAAAAGATGAGGCAACTATTGATGGTTTATATGCTGTTTCTCTAAGACAAAAAGTAAAATATTTTGTTCTATCTGAGAGAGAGTATAAGATTGCTGAAACTATTGAAATTCATAATCTAATGTCAATTGAGAAGTTTATGGAAGGTAAAAGCAAAACCTTTAAAAGGATAGTTACAGGATATCTGATTAAAGAGCTCATTAAGAAGTATGAAAGTACTTTTGCAAAAAAGAGTATTATATCTAAAATTAGTGTTTCATTACACGATAAATTGACTGCATTACACACATATAAGGATCAAAACTATGTTGCTTATTGTGAGCATGAAATCTATGTAGCCATGGTGAAAGTTGCTGAGGAACACAATCTGTTTGATGAATGTATCTATACAGAATACAGACAGATTAAAAATCTTCTGGACAATTACCCATTTATTGAAACCACTATGAAGATGATTCCTAGTTGTGCAATTGATGAAGGATATGAGCACTATATCACTGTATTTTGTGAGCTGTTTAAATACCATAAACAGCGTATTGATTTTACCAACTACAATCACTTAGTTCCTCTAAACGAGGATAAGCCATTGGAGGATGAATTAACAGATGAAACAATTGGTCAGTTAAATAGTTAAAATTCATTATTATGGAAAAGTTTTTTGATTTAGAATGGTTTAAACAAAGAGTTGAATCTTCTGTAGACAGAATTCTTGATGAGCGCATTGGTGCCAGAATAGAATCTATGTTAGACAGACTAGATGGTAACATTCCAGTTGAGGTTGATAAAGACCTTGTTAAGGCTGTTCCTATCCCTGAGGAAGGAAAACCTTATTTAACAGTGAAGCTCGTAAATGATGCTCTTACTGTTGTATTAAAGGATGGTTCTATCTTAAATAAGCCTAATGCTACTGCAGAACACTATCAACGTGCTTTGGTCAGTAAGTCCAGGGAGGAATTGATAAATGTTATAGAAGACAGAGTAGTGGTTCAAGAAAAGGTGGATGAAGTTAGAGAGATGCATAGAGTGGAAGGTATCAAGAAAGGATTTGAGTTATTTGGAAAACTTAAAGACTTTAAGGTAGAAGAACACCATGTTTATCTCTCTGGTACAAGTAGAACTATTCCTCCATTGTTAGTTGATAAATTTCTAGAAGTAATTGGTAAGCATCACTCTGTAAACACTACCACAGACTTAGAACAACAATTAGCAGATGATGTAGAGTATCAATCTCTCAAAAATTTCTTTATGTGGTGCTGTTTGAATCCAAGAGCTGAAGTAGCAGATCAGTTATATAGATTTCTAACAGACAACAGCTTTAGAATCACTAAGCAAGGATTTTTTGTAGCTCTTAGAAATGTTGTTACTGTTACTCCTGGAGAAGACAACACTCTTGTTCAGTTTGTCAGTAATGCATATAATAAGGTAAAAGCTGTATGGAAAAAGAATCCAGTTGATTTTAATATTGTGAAGAAAGATAATGGAGATCTTATACTTGAGTCTCACAGTAATATCACTAAAGCAAAAGGAACTGTTGTAGGTAGTCTATCTGATTTGTATAAATCTCTTCCAGAGATGAAAGAAAATAGATTTACAGATGCTCACACACGTACTTTTGATATTAGGGTAGGTAGACCAGTTAATATGCCTATGAATGAATGTAATTGGTCAACAGCAGATTGTGCTCATGCAGGTTTGCATTTTACAGCAGATCAAATCCATTATGTAGGTTGTGGAGATACTTCTGTTTTGGTACTTATCAATCCAATGAAAGTAGTTGGTATTGGTGCTCATAAAGGTAGATGTTATGAATATTTGCCTATTATGACTGTTCCAAGACACGAAGCAACCAA